ACCGGGGACAGCCTCAAGGAAGCCCGCCAGGCTATCTTGGACAGCCTCGAATACAGCCGTACCTATTTCAAGGCCCAGGCCGACATTGGGCGAGCCTCGACCGTTCACCGCGTCAGCAACAAGGAAGTCATCGACAGGATGGCCTCCCAGGCGGGCAAAGGACCGTCCAACGGCATCACGAAGCTCTCGGCAGCCGAGAAGAAGGTACAAGACCTCATCACGCAGTACAAGGCCATGCCCGACAGCGAGCTTCAGGAGGTCATCCCGAAGATCGTTGCCGTTGGCGGTAGGATGGATCGAGTCAACAAGCTCCTCACCTCCACCAAGTCCGGGGCAATCGTCAAGGCTCACAATGAGGTTCTCATCAACTCCATGCTCTTTTCGGTGCCGTCAATGGTCATCGACGGGCTCTCTGGCATCGTGAAGATGGTGATGAGCCCCCTCGACAGGGCCATTGGTGGTGTTCTCACAGGCAGCCGTGAGGTTGTCGAGGATTCTGGGCGTCTTTGGAAGGGCCAGGCCAAGGCCGCCGTTCTGGAGCCTTACCTCCACCTTCGGCGGGTTCTGTTCGATCACCTGGAAATAGCCGAGATGGCCAACAAAGCACCGGAACTCGGCTCGGCCCCGAGCGAGGCTTGGAAGGCCCTCCTGGGTGGCGAGAACCGGCTGGACATCCACGGTCTCTCCGTGGACAACGCCGGGAACAAGGCGATCAGCGCTCAGGCTCTTGGCCTCCAGAAGGTGGAGCTTGACGATGCTGGCAAGGCCGTAACCTCCCCGACCGTCCTTGGCAAGTTTGCTAACTTCATCGGTAACGTCGTCCGTATGCCCACCAGGCTCAGGATGAGTGTTGATGAGTTGAACAAGCAGATCGCCTACCGAGGGGCTGTAGAGGCCCTGGCGACCCGGGAGGCACTCGATCAGGGCCTTGAGATCGGCAGCGAGAAGTTCACCAAGTACATCGCTGACAGGTTCGCCAAGGCGTTCGATCCGGCAACAGGCCGGGCCATGAACGACAAGGCCCTTGACTACGCCAGGGAGATCAGCTTTACCGAAGACCTGGACTATGGCTGGGGCAAGAGCCTCCAGCGGTTCACCACCGAGCATCCTGTCTTCAAGTCGGTCATGCCGTTTGTTCGGACGCCCACCAACATCCTCCGGGATGCCTGGGCCAGGACACCGGCTCTCCAGTTCTTCAACAAGAAGTTCCGAGCCGACCTCCTCAGCGGAGACCCCATGAGGGTCGCCAAGGCTCGCGGCCAGCAGGCTACCGGATGTGCCCTCTGGGCCGCAGGCATCATGCTTGCGAACGAGGAGAGGATCACAGGGGCAGGCCCCGCCGACCCTGAACTCAAGAGCCTTTGGATGGCCACCGGCAAGCGGCCTTACTCGGTAAAAATCGGGGACCACTGGTTCCAGTACAGCCGACTCGACCCCTACGGTATGTTCCTGGGCCTTTCCGCTGACTTCGCCTCTGTGGCGGGCAGCGAGAACACCAACGAAGAGAACGATGTTGTCTCCGCAATGACAGTATCCCTCGCTGGAAACCTCGCCAACAAGACCTACCTGATGGGCCTTACCGAGATGCTCAACGCCTTCTCGAAGCCCGAACAGGAGGCCGAGAGGTGGTGGCAGCGGAGGCTCCAGAGCTACATCCCCGGTGCCGTCCCCCAGATCGGCAAGGCCATCACAGGCGACAGTGCCCTCAAGGATGTCCGCAACTGGATGGACGCCATTCTGGCCAGGACTCCGGGCTTCAGCGAGAAGGTAGCCCCGAGGCGCAACATCCTCGGTGAGAAGATCGACCTCCCGACAGCCTACGGTTCCGGCTGGATCAGTCCCTTCGCGGCCAGCAGGCAGCTTGACGATCCGGTCAAGCAGGAACTCTCCGACCTGGGCCACGGCTTCACCATGCCCCACTCCAAGCGGGGCGGGGTAGAGCTTCGGGACTACAGGAACTCGAAGGGCCAGAACGCCTACGACCGCTGGATGGAACTCAACGGAACCGTCAAGGTCGGGGGTAAGACCCTCGGTGAGGCGCTCAACAGTCTGATTACCTCAGACTACTACAAGTCCCTCCCTAAGTTCTCTGAAGAGGACATCGAGTTCACCAACCCCAGGGTCAGGGCCGTACAGCGAGTTCTCGGTAGGTATCGCTCAGTGTCCCTCCGAGAGACTCTTCGAGAGTACCCCGAGTTGGCTGAGGCCCAGGCCGAGTTCCGCCGACGCCAGCATGTGGCCAACACCCAAGGTCTGGAGGGCCTCACAGCCCTCTCAGAGTAACACCAGGAGCAATCATTGACCCCTAACACCGACACGCGCTTGGGGAGGATCGAGGGGAAACTCGACATCCTCCTCCAGCGCTGTCCCCAATGCCAGGACGACCTGGACAAGCGGCTCAGGTCGCTTGAATACTGGAAGGCGTGGACACTTGGCGGGGCAGCCGCCATCGCCACCCTCATCACGCTTCTCGCCAAGTTTTTCACCTAAGAACAGAAGGACACTCTCAACATGGAAGAGACCTATCGCCCCGTCCCCGGCACCGGCAAGGAACTGACCTGTGCCGCAGCCAACGACACCCAGAGCCAGGCTGGCCTGACTGCCGGGGCTCTCTACGAAGTTACCGCCCACAACGGCACCCTGATCGTCGGCGTGGTTGACCCCCAGACGGCTGCGAATGTCCTGAAGGTCATCCCGGCTGGCCAGAGCCGCACCTTCATCATGCCGGGCGGGTACACCACCCTGTACTACTACACGCCTACCGGCACTGACATCGAGGGCTGGCTGGTCGAACTGCACAAGTAAGATGAACCAGGCACCCTACATTCCACCCGGATCGACGGCCTTCTGGCGATTTGGCGCAAACCGCGCCAGTCGCCGGGGGGTCATCAACGATCTGCTGGGCGGGGACTCGGCCCGGATCATCGGCGCTCCAGCCCTCGCGTTCGATGGCGTGAACGACAACCTCAGCTTCAGCCCAGCTATGGGCTGTCCTCCGGGCACCTTCGAGGTTGCGGCCTGGTGCTACTTCGAGACAGCGAGCATCAATCTGGTCGTGGCCGAAGACTCAAGTGGTCGCTGGGTTGGCCTTGAGGAAGGCGCTCCCACCTGGTATGACGCCGGGGGTGAGACCATCACTCTCCCCGTCCAGAGCATACCCGTTCAGAAGTGGGTGCTGCTGCGGTGGCGGATCACCCAAGGGATGCCCGCGACCCTGGAGTTCAATCTCAACGACCAGCCCACTGTCTCAGGCCAGGGGGCGGCCAGCCTCGGTTCGATAGCCTACTGTGGCGGCCTCCTGGCTGGCCGGATGGCCGCCTGGATGCTCTGCTATCCGGCCCTGTCCGACGACGATGTTCAGCGGCTCCTCCGCGATCCTGACTACATCCCTGCCGATGCCCTGCCGCACTTCACCATGAACGAGGCCAGCGGCAACACGCTCCTGGCCAACGACGGCACTGAAGCCACAACGGCAGCCGTGGGCGGTGCTACCTGGCACTTCGAGGACAACCTCGGGAACACCTACAAGAACATCATCGGGGCTCCCGGTGACAGCTTCGAGTCGGGTGGCCTGTCGATGGTGGACTCCGCACATATCAATGGCGGGACTCCAGCGTCACTAGCCGTTGGGACCGACGACTTCACGATCTGGGGCGTCTTCCAACTGGCTTCCATACCTGCGCTACCAGAACTGCGGCTGCTATCCAGCACTCCCAGTAGTAGCGCAAAGGGTATCAAGGTCTACATGACTTCGGGTGGGAGCCTCTGGTTCATCATCAGCAACGGCGGAGGTACTCAGAAATATACCTCCGTTGCTGCAAGTGGGAACTACACCCAACCGTTCCTGGTGGCTGTTGTCAAGGAAGGTGACGCCCTGAGGGGTCACTTTATCGGGGCCACAACCGGCCAACAGGCGGCATCCACATCCGGTGTCTCCACCTACGACCCCACATCCATCTACGACTTCTACATAGGCACACAGAGAACCAACTCTGGAGATGCCCATGATCCAGTGCGTATCTACGCAGCCGGGGCGGTCAAGGGGAGAGCCCTTCCCGCTAACGAACTTCAGCAGCTACTCAAGCAGGAGGCACACATCTAATGTACCCATTCCCCGGAGACTACTTCGAGATTCTCGACATGGACGCCTTCCTGGCAGCCGGGCTGTCTCTTCCCGAGACATCGGACGGCCAGAAGGTTCTGACTACCATCGCTGGCAATGTGATCTTCAAGGACCGAAAGCTGGAGACCTACGAGAAGATCGCGGCCCTGGTAAGCCTTGAGCAGGGCGGCCAGGTGGTCCGCTACACGCCGGAAGAGGCCGCAGCGGTGGTTGACCGTGAGTAAGGCCACCACCGACACTCTCGGAGCCCTCCACAGTGCCCTCGCGGAGAAAATGGCGGCCATGCTTCGAGGCGAAGATGTCCCCGCCAGCGTCCTCAAGGAAATCCGCGAGTTCCTCAAGGACAACGGCATCAACGCCGATGGCGAGAACTCCGTCCCCCTCCAGAACCTCACCGACACGCTGCCCTTTACGGGCACTGACGGCTAAGTAAGGAGCCTTTCATAGCCCCACTCGCTGATAAAACGGCGGGTGGGGCTTTTTGTTACCCCCAATGTCAACAGAAAAACCCCTTCCGTGGTGGAAAGACCCCACCAAGGGAGTCGATCCCGGGCTCTGGCCCGTCTATGACGACTTCCGCAACTTCCTCTACGTCGTCTGGAAGCACCTGAGGCTGCCCGACCCCACCCCAGTCCAGTACGACATCGCCAACTACCTCCAGAACGGTCCCAAGCGAATGATGGTCCAGGCGTTCCGGGGCCTGGGCAAGTCCTGGATCACCTCTGCACTGGTCCTGTGGCTCCTCCTGAGAGACCCTCAGTTGAAGATCATGGTTGTCTCGGCCTCCAAGGACCGGGCCACCGACTTCACGACCTTCACCCTCCAGTTGATCCGGGGGATGCCCCTGCTGCAACACCTGGAGCCCGGCCCCGACCAGCGGGACAGTAAGATCAGCTTCGATGTCAGGCCCGCTACGCCCGATCACGCCCCCTCAGTCAAGAGTGTGGGCATCACCGGCCAGCTTACCGGCACCCGGGCAGACATCATCATACCTGACGACATCGAGACCCCCAAGAACTCGGCCACCCAGGTCCAGCGGGAGAAGCTCGGTGAGCTTGTCAAGGAGTTCGACTCGGTTCTCAAGCCCCTGCCGACCTCCAGGATCATCTACCTCGGGACTCCCCAGACCGAGGAGAGCGTCTACAACAAGCTGCCGGAGCGTGGCTATACCGTCCGCATTTGGCCAGCACAGTACCCCGAGGAGCGCCTGGTGGCCTCCTACGGCCCTAAGCTGGCTTCTGCCATAGCTGAGGCCCTCCAGAGCGACCCAACGCTCGTAGGGAGCCCTGTAGACCCCAAGAGGTTCGACTCAATCGACCTTGCGGAACGCCTGGCCTCCTATGGCCGCTCGGGCTACTCCCTCCAGTTCATGCTGGACACCTCAGCCAGCGACCGGGACAAGTACCCCCTGCGGCTGGCAGACCTGGCAGTCATGGACCTCCGCACCGACAAAGGCCCCGAGGAGGTCATCTGGGCGGGAGACCCTGCCCTGGTGTACGCCGACCTGCCCTGCGTGGGCTTCACAGGAGACCGCTGGTATCGCCCCATGAGGCTCCAGGGGGCCTTCATCGACTACCAGGGGGCTGTCATGGCCATCGACCCCTCAGGCCGAGGCAAGGACGAGACCTCCTACGCCGTGGTCAAGATGCTCAACGGCCAACTGTTCCTCCTGGCCTCTGGCGGCATGGTCGGGGGCTACGACAAGGACACCCTGACGGCCCTGGCCAACATCGCCAAGGCCCACAAGGTCCACCAAGTCCTGGTCGAGCCCAACTTCGGTGACGGCATGTTCACCGAACTGCTGCGGCCAGTGATGAACTCCATCTACCCCTGTGCCATCGAGGAAGGCCCCAGGGCCACCATCCAGAAGGAGAAGAGGATCATCGACACCCTGGAGCCGGTGATGAACTCCCACAGGCTCATCGTGGACCGCAAGGTGGTCCTAGGTGACTCTGAGGTGGCCGATGGTCTCCCCGAGGATGAAGCCACCAGCTACCAACTGTTCCACCAGATGACCCGCCTGACCCGGGAGAAGGGGGCCTTGAGGCACGACGACCGCCTCGATGCCCTTGCCCAGGCTGTGGGCTACTGGGTCGAGCAGATGAACCAGGACACCGAGAAGCAGGTCCAGAAACGCCGTGACAGCCTCCTGAACGAGGAGCTACGGAAGTTCGTGGGCCAGGTCATCGGCAGGCCCCGGAAGACCTCCAGGAGGGGGTTCCTGAAGGCCAACCGGAGGTAATTAACACCCACTATAGACAGAATCAATTACCACCCACTTGAGGGAGAAGGGGGAGGCACTCCCCTTTAGAGTATAACTCTAAGAGTAACTCTAAGAGTAACCTCAGGTGTAACTCCCAGTGGGAGTGCAGGTGTAATGATCCCCTGCTTCCCTCCCCACAGTCCCCTCCTGTAGGGGGCTAACCTTGAGTGAACCCCGAGACAGTCTTAGGGGTGCCCTGGGTCTGACTCGGGGCACCCTCAAGGCCCCTGCCCTCAGCTTCTTCTACTGGAGGGACTGGCCTGCCAGGGGCGTTAGGGTCTCGGTAGGCTTCGATCACCACGTTGTACCGCCTGATCGTCCTGGTATAGGAGCCATCGTATGACCGTAGCTGTTGGTCATAGCTGGTGACATCCCTGAGCAAGGCCACATCTGCATCCCTTGAGGCTGCAAAGTTCCTTGCGAAGGTGTACATCGACTGCTGTGTCGCCTCATAGATGTCGGCACAGTCAACGTACTCCAGGTTGGCTACATCCTTCTCAGAACGAGTAACCCGAACCTGTGGGGCTCCAGGTTCCACGATCCCCTCGAACCAAGGGTGGTTCTCTACGCAGCCCCCCATCACCAGCAACAGCATCCCTGCACCCACCAGTAATAGCACCAATCCAGTCTTATTTCCTGTAGTCATCCTGAGGTCTCCTCTTGAGGTTGGCTTGGAGTGTACCCTGAAGAGGCTTTAGAAGCAACCCAGGGCTTGCGAGGTTGGCTCAGGAGAGGCGATCCCCGAATAGACGACTCAGAGGTCGCTGAAAGACACTGAGGCGCTTAGAGAGGCGCTGAGGGGGTTCTTGGGGTGGGGCTTGCGGTGGACTTTAGGTGGGAGTGTAGGGGTGTCACATTTTTTACCTAAAAATCCGTTCGGGTATATCCATACGGATTGAAGTGATCTTCCCCCCGTCCCCCTATCCTTTCTGCCTTGCGGGCTTGCTTGCTTCCTTTGGTTGGGCTTGCGGGCTTGTTGTGACACTACACTACGGCACCGGGCTTGCTTGCGGGCTTGCGGGCTTGCCCATGCTGGAGACTTGCTATCTGATACGGGTTGCCGATGGGGTTGACTGGGGTTGCCGATGGGGTTGACTGGGGTTGCCGATGGGGTTGACTGGGGTTGCCGATGGGGTTGCCCAAAGCGTACCGCTTTTGTGCGCTTTAATTCTTTCCTATCTGTAGCATGTTGGCAACCCAAGGTCCAACCCAAAGCCAAACCCAAAGCCAAACCCAAAGCCAAACCCAAAGCCAAACCCAAAGCCAAACCCGCAAGCAAGCAAGCAAGCAAGCAAGCAAGCAAGCAAGCAAGCAAGCAAGCAAAAACTACAATCCGCAAACCCTTGACAGCGCCGACCTTGCCACAAACATGCAAAATATCTGTGGCTTTTGGCTAATGCAGGGTTGCATAACAAACCGAAAGAGACTACAAAGAGACATATGCAACGGAATGGCCGTCGCAATGCAAGTAAGACACTAACGCAAGGGATCAAGACAATGGCAATCAAGTTTACTGGCGAATGGGCTCTTGAACACGTTAGCGGGCTGGAATGGCAACAGGACAATTCTGGCATGTATACCATCATCAGCCGCCTGCCGAATGGGGACGTTCGCATTGAGATTATGTCAACAGAGGACAATCCCGCCCGGTCTTTTGATGGTCCCCATTCGGACGTACGCAAGCAAGTTATGCGTTGGTTGGCCAGTAACGTCACCGACGTTAGCCTAGAACACGCCGCCTACATCGGGGCGGAATTGGAACGGGCTGGACTGCAAACCGATTACGTTCAAGACTAGGCTATTTGCCTAGTGTTATCGGTTCACGCAACCGATAGAACCCCGCAAGAGTGTAACCCGGGTTCACCACCGGGCGGGGTTTTAGAGTAGGACAGCAAGAGACAACGCAAACCCCAGTAGAGGAGCCTAGAGCATGACAAGCGATCCGATCATTGAACGCAACGCTAGTGGCGATTATGTGGTGTCCGATATTGTCGCTGGGGTTCGCCTGCATCGGCAATACTTCGGCTACACCAAGCGGGAAGCAATTCGCCAATTCAAAGCCTATGCAAAGCAATTCCAGAATCGCCAGAACCCTAAAGCCTAGAGGAGCCTAGAGCATGGCCACCACCACCAAAGACAGCCCCCGATTTAACGTCCGATGGAATGACGACAGTTCATTTACAGTATCCACCAAATCACCTGATGGATACATGGTCTATCGGACATTCATTGGCATTCCGCCTGTTCAAGGGATTCGAGAGCTTGAACGAATGATCCGCCGTTCCGCCATTACTCCAGCGAATTGACCACCACCACCGATTAGAGGAGCCCCGACAATGACCACCACCGACGCCCGCAAAGTGACAATTGAGAGCATCACAATTCAACACTACATGGACACCGACCCGGATTTATCGCACCTGGGCCGCTACAGCGATGAACCCGGGCCAGATTGTATTGACCGGCAGGCCCGGGGGGATATGGGCCGCAATGAGTTCCGATACTTCATTCCGGGCAATACCGCTGAAGAGACCGGCAGCCCCGACAGCCCCCAGCACGATTATGAGCGAATGGAAACCTACAATCGCGGCCATTGGTATATGTTGGGGATTCGTGCCCGGGCCGTCATTCGCATACCGATGGGCTCTGATGCCATTGTTCATGTAATCGAGAGCCCGGGGATATGGGGGGTCGAATCGGACGGGGGTGAAGAGTATCAATATGAAATAGAGGCTGACCAGCTTCACGAATTGAAGACTATGCTGGAGGCCCTGGGGATTGATACCGGCGATTTCCCGACCCGGCCCGAGCCCCTGGAGCATCATCAGGCCGCCTGAGGCCGCCTGAGGCCGCCCCGAAAGTGTAACCCGGGTTCACCACCGGGCGGGGCATTGTGACAACGTAGAGAGCCCTTTAACAGTAGAGGAGAGAGCTTTATGAGCATCGAGGCCAGAGCAGTAAGAGAGCAGCTTCAGCGGCTTCAGTGGACAATGCCGAGCCGCCTGGAGCAGGAGGAGATTGGACACGCCGCCAGGAGAGCAGAGCAAGCCGCCGAGGCCGCCCGGGTGCCCCTGGGGCTGGAATTGACCCCAATGATGATATGGGCTCATCTCGGAGATGCCGCCGCCATGTTGAGAGAGGCCGCCGCCCAGCTTGACCGGGTTGCCGCCACCTACAAACCTCAGGATCAGGAGACCGAATAATGCAGAACACCGACTATTACGACCTGAGGAGCTTCGTTTACCACCTGGCGGGTAACTGGAAAGAGTTCGATAGCTTCGGGTGGGATGGCAAATACCGCGATGACGCCGCCCGCCTGGGGATATGGTATGTCCTCCAGCGGGATTCGACCCTCCTGGAGGAGAGCAACGCCCAGGCCCTTGCAGCGGCCCTCAAGCCCCACCTGGAGGCCGACACGGATGACCCCGACATCTGGCAGGAGAGGCACCGCCATTGGGCTGTCGGGTGGATTGAGGGCTATGTCATCCGGGTCACTGACGAGCAAGGGAAACCGACAGAGGCGGCAGAGGCTCTTTGGGAATTGATAGAGCAGATGAGGGACTACCCTATTCTCGATGAGCAGGATTACATGCAGCGGGAATATGAGGCCGCCATTCAGGCTATTCAGGAGCAACTTCGATACATCGGGGGCAGCCCTGCGGCGGCCTCTGATGTCTACGCCTGGCTGTCAGAGAATGACAACAGCCAGCTTGAGAACACCGACGACACCGGGGCGTACCCCGATGAGGAATCAATCCGGGCCGCGTGTGCTGGCCTGGGGCTCCAGATAGAGGACTGAAAGACAGAGAGGAGAGAGAACAATGGGTATGGCAAGGTTCAACTTGAAGCGTAAGCAAGAGCGGGCCGAGAGGCTGGCCCCGGGCGGTATCCCCAGGTGGATACGGGTGTACGATAATGGCGGCGAGACCAGCGACCGATACACGGTTGTCTTCACCGGCCATTACCGCCACCTGACGGCGGGCGAGACCCTGATTCTGGGCATGAGCGGGGCTCCATTCTGGCCCCAGGGCATTTGCATGCACTCCACCTACCGCCAGGGTCAACTGGTGGAGGGCATGGAGCCCGGCCACTGGCCGCCAGCCCTGGGCCGCAAGGGCAACCTGGGCACCCGCATCAGGTTTGAGGACTTGCCCCGGGACTGTCAGATTGCCACCTGGCAGGACTACGCCGACCTGTGGGGCCTGGAGATGCCCCAGGAGTACCGCCACCGCCGCCCCGCTGGTTGACCATGCGCCGAGGTTTCGAGACCCGCAAACAAGCGAGAGAAGCAAGTAATGAGCGACCTGATTATTGGACTAATGGCACTCGGCCTCACGGCCCTGATGATCTGGGCAGAAGTCGAGCATGAAGAGATGACCACGAACGACAAGGAGAGCAAGCGATGAATGATTACTTTGCAAAGCAGAAGGCCGAAGCGAGTATGCGGCAGATACGCCTGGCCCACCTTGCCCAGGCCGTAGCCGAGAACCTGGAGGGCACCTGGAGCCGCCGTCCTCCAAAGAAGCAGGCCAACGGATACGATCAGGTGGGCGAGTACATCGACGGGCCTGACGGGGCCACCCTCTGGCTTCATCGGTTCTGGCGGGATGAGAGCCGCATCGTGGTCTCGGGCGACTGGCCCAGGACCGCCGGCGGGCAACTGCCCAAGCGGTACTCTGAGAAGCTCCCCAGCATCACCGTAGCCGACTCCAGGAGCCCCCAGGCCATTGCCAGGGACATCACCCGCCGCTTCCTGCCCGACTACCAGGCCAAACTGGCAGAGTTCCGCCAGAGGGTGGCCGACGACAACGCCTATCACAAGGCCGTGGCCGACCTGTCGGCCCGTATGGCGAAGGCCCTGGGCCTGGAGGTGACTGACATGAAGACTCAGCGGGAGGGCCAGTTGAGGCTCTACGGGGCCTTGTCAGGTGACGCTTGGGGCGACATCGAAGTCAGCCGCGACTCGGTGACGCTGAAGCTCCACAGCTTGACCCCTGAGAAAGCTGAGGCCATTCTGGGCTTGCTGAAGTAAAGCCCCTGTGACCTGGGCGGCCCTAGAGCTACACTGAAGGCCACCCTGTGGCCCCTCCTGGGCCGCCCAGAGATCACAAGGAGAGAGAGACTGCAATGGATGACCTTAGCCCAAAGCGTATAACCATCAGTGAACTGGAGGCTATTTACCCGCCCAGGGCACGATGCCACCTGGACGGCCTGGCCGAACGCGTGAAAGAATGGCCAGCGTACATGATCGTGATACTGCCCGGGCCATTTGCCAAGCGGGACGATGACCTCCTGAGTATCCTGGCCTACAGCGATTACGATGGGGCCTGCCGCCAGTTCCAGGGATACCTGGCTGACGGCCTGGCGGCCCGGTTCTTTGAAGTATGGCCAGATGAGCGGCAAGAGGGGGCCAGCGACAAGTAACCCTAACCGAGCCCCGAGAGGCTGCCCCAGGTTCGACTCCTGGGCGGGGCTATGTCCGATATGGATGGACTGCTGCCGGTTTTGTTGGGGGTAATGGATTACCCGGTTGCAAGGTAGCTGATTGACAAGTTGGATTGAGAACTAAGCAGAATGTCGATAGATTGGGGGCCGCCATTGGTTCCGATCTCTCTGACATTCAATCGAAAGGATTCACCCGCGATGCCATCCTCATCGAACGACAAGCGAGCCCTGGAGAACCTTGAGGAACTCCTATTGGCCTTCCGCAACACCCTTGGCGATGACGCCACGATCAACTATGCGGCCATCCTGGTAATGATTGGCCTGGAGGGTGTAACTAACCAAGCGGCTTTGGCCGATCATCTGGGCTTGGCACAAAGCTCTATCTCCAGGGCTCTCTCGTTGCTGGGCCGCTGGGGTGTCGGGAAGAAGCCCGGCCTGGGCCTGATAGTCTCAGAGGAAGACCCAGAGGAGAGGCGTAGGCGAATCGTGAGTTTAAGCCCCAAAGGTCAGAGGGCTATGTCTGACCTGTTGGCGGCCTACCGCAATTTAGGTGAGCCGCCCGGACGTAAAGGAGAGAGATGAGATGTCAGTGACACCGAGACAAGGCGGGTGGCAGGCTTCGGTTTGCCACCAAGGCCAGCGACATCGACGCAAGTTCGATGATCGCCAGGAGGCCCTCCAGTGGGAAGCCGACGCCAAGGCGGCCCTGCTGCGGGGCGAAGCTCCCCCGGGGATTGACAGCCGGGGAGTGAGAGGCGGAGGCCCGGCGACCCTCCAGGCCCTCTTTGATCTGACCTACCGCACCTGTTGGGCGGGCCAGAAGTCCGAGAGGACAGCCGAGAGGAACGGCCAGGAAGTTGTGGAACTGATTGGCCCGGCCATCAAGCCCAGCGAGATCACAGAGTCCACCGTGGACATGATGGTCTGCAAGCTGGAGGCCAAGGGCAACAGCAACGGGACGATCAACCGGAAGCTGGCCGCCCTGAGTAAAATGATGACCCTGGCCCACAGGCGGGGCTTCATCAACCGAAAGCCCCACCTGGAGCGACGTAGGGAAGCCCAAGGTCGCATCAGGTGGCTCTCGCAGCAGGAAGAGGCCCAGCTATTGACCACCTTCCGCCACTTCGGCAGAGATGACTTTGCCGATCTGGTGGTGATGCTGGTGGACACCGGCCTGAGGGTCAGCGAGGCCCTGAAGATGGAATGGCGAGACATCGACCTGGCCGAGGGCTGGGTGCGGCTGTGGGACACCAAGAACGGCGGTGCCCGCTCTGTCCCCCTGACTACCCGGGTGGTCGAGATGCTCCAGAGGCTCCAGGGCATTGACCCACAAGGGCCGTTCTCAGAGATCGCCCCGCGAACCTTCAATGAGTTCTGGGTTCGTGTCAGGAGCCACATGGGGCTGTCTCAGGATGCCCAGTTCGTGCCTCATGCCCTGAGGCACACCTACATCAGCCGCCTGGTGCAGGCCGGGGTTGACCTGAGGACAGTGCAGGAATTGGCCGGGCACAAGACCCTGGCCATGACCTTCAGGTACGCCCACTTAGCTCCGAAAAATCTGAAAGCCGCCGTAGATGTACTTGACAGACTGACCGCCAGCAGACATGCTGTGCAGCCCGGCGTTGGTGCCCTCAGTGGTGTCAGGACCGCCTGA